AAAGTGGACGGAGCTACCGTTCATGAGCGTCATCGGTAAACGTAACGCCGAACTTAAAGGAGATTGATATGGCGATAGGAAATTTATTTGACAACCGTAACCAACCCAAACGTGGGAGCGGGTTTCAATACGAGTGGAAGGGGGATGTATCTTTTAGATCAGAAGATATTGAGTACCTTTATAAACAGCTAAAGTCCGGGGTGTCCGAGCCTAAGATGTTTATGTCTGGCGAATCAAAGCAGGGAAAAGGTGGTCCTTACATAACGGTAAGGGTGAGAGAACCTAAAGAGGGTGGTGACCAAGTGCCTCAGAGACAAGCACCGCCCCCTCAACAGCCAGTAGAAAATGATGATACAAGTTTAGATGACATCCCTTTCTAAAGAAAGAAGAATACGCAACCCTAAGTACATGGAAACTGTACGGGAACTGCCGTGTCTGGCTTGCCGTCACCCGTGGAACATAGATGCTCACCATGTGCGTCTTGCTCAAGCGTCCTCCACAGGAATGAAAGTGGGGGACAACTGGGTGGTTCCCTTATGCCGACCTTGCCATACAGAGCTTCATACTTATGGAGATGAGGGTGATTTCTGGATGGGAGCAGACCGGGACCCCCTGAAATGGGCAGAAAATAATTGGAAGGAATATAAAGATGGCTGACATTGAAACGATTCGCGAATCAACTTTGAACTTTGAAGCCCAGCTTCAGGGGTACTACAACAACCTAAAGGCACAGTCAGGAGTTGTCCTGAAGTTGTTGATCCATCCAGAGGATATACCCCCAGCACTTCTAACTCACAAGGCTACTACTAGATTCTCTGTAGTCATGGTGCAGATAGGGGACGATGAGGAACCTGTTGTTCCGAATCATATTGAAGCAGGAAAGAAACTGATTGCCGCCGCTAACATTATCTGTCGAGAAGAACCCTTCCAACAGTTCATGAAAGTCTGGGCGGTTAACAATAAAGTTTATTCCTTCGCTGAACAACAAGGCCGTGCGGGTGAGACTATAACAAAGATATATCTACGCAAGGCGATACAAGTCGAATCATTTAAAGAGCTTAAAGAAAATCAAACAGCACAACGATTCTTTACAGACCTACGTGCTGATTATGAAGTTAGTAAATTAGCAGGAGAAATTTAATGAGTACAATGGATAGACCACAGAAACTAAACTACGAAACCAAAAAATATTCTTTCTTGGTTGATGAAACCCATCTTGAATCTTTAAAGATCATCGCTCAAAGGAGGCAAGTAACTACTGCTACCTTGGTGCGTCAGATAATAGAGGATCATGTAATGAGTTCACCTATTTTTAATGATGATTAACATGCGCCCAACGTATGAAACAACTCATGATCTAACTAGAGAACAGGCTGTTGCGGAGAAGCTCACAAAAGCATGGGGTTGCGAGGTGGTTAAGACCCCACCGAAAGCCCCTTATGATTACTGTGCGCTTCGTGATGGGCTTGTCTCAGCTATCGTTGAGATCAAGGTGAGGAATAATAAGAGCAACAAGTACCCCACATTCATGTTGAGTTTGGACAAGGTGTCTAACTGCTCCCTACATTCAGGAACTATAGGGTGTCCTTTAATTATCGTGGTTCAGTACACTGATAAATTAAAATACTGGATGTTTAATAGGGACGACTACTCAGTAGGTATAGGGGGCCGAACAGATCGGGGAGATAGTCAAGATGTCGAACCAGTAATATACGTGCCAATAAATAAATTTAAAGTTATAGGAGAATAGAATGGATTGGAGCTTAGGAGTAGGTGTCGCAAGATTATTATTTGATGTGTTAAGAGTAACAGGCCCTGAACCCCTGCCAACTACCACGAGTCAGTGGGTTAACGGTCATGGCTCTTACATAATCCATGAGGAGATTACAGAAGCTCAAGCGTGTCACAAAGCAGAGACTAGAGCAAAGCTTAATGCTATCCAAGAGTTTAACGGAGAGTTTATTTCTAGCGACACGGTTATGTCATGTAAGGAAAACGGTAGTGACGTTGAGTGTCCCGCCCAAACACTTACTCTGTCTATGCTAGAAGGACTAATAATCGGTGTGAGGAACAAGAGTGTTATAGCGAAGACTAACCTTAAAGAACAGAGAGTATGTAAGGTAACATTAGAAGCCCACGTCTCTACTCAAACCGAAAAAACAGATCCTAATTTTGACATGAGTGTTAATATAAATCCTTCCACTTTGAGGGATGGCGATAAAATAAATATCAGTGTCGAACCTACTGAACAAATGTATGTCTATGTTTTTACGGAGGAAAGCAAAGGAACACTGGTGCGGATGTTCCCTAACCCTTTTGATAAGGAGAACAACATATCAAGTAGAACAACTATCCCCAGCACATCAGGTTATTCTATTCGTGCATCACTAGATCCCAACTTGTTAGGAAACGATTCGCAAGAAGTAGTTCACGTGTTGGGAAGCAAGAACAAACTATCGTTACTTAATAACTATTCACGTGAGGATTTCAATCTGAAGTTGATTGAGATACCCAACAACCAGAAGCGGTACGTCAGAAAGAGCTACCGAATCGTAAAGTAAAGGGAAGAATATGAGACTAATTATATTAATAAGCTTACTGTTAAGTGCCTGTGGCTCACCTAAAGGTAGCCCAGAGGCGTTCTTAGAACGTCAGGAGGAGGCCAGAGAAGCCCGTGTAGAGGAAGTAGAGAAGGCAATAGATGATCTGCCCTCATGGTTTACCGATGTACCTCAAGAGGACAATGCAATCTTCTCAGTAGGAAGTGCCACTTCACCTGACCTCCAACTGGCTATGGATAAGAGCATCCTTAATGCCAAGCGTATGTTAGCAGATAGAATAGAAGGGCGGTTAAGCTCTCAAGTTAAAGAGTATATCACTGAGACGGGCAACAAGAGTGCCCCCCCTGTGATCACAGATACCGAAAGAGTAACCAAGAACATCATGCGTGAGGTCAACGTCGCTGGCTATAGCGTTAAGGAGATGGACATCAAGCCGCACAATACTTTCTTTCGTGTCTATACTATGCTTATCTACCCTGTCGGGAAGGCGAATCAACTCCTTGAACTCTACAAGGAAAGAGTAGTTAACCGAACCAAACAAGGGAAGATCAACCAAGGTTATAAAGAACTGGACCGTAACGTGAAGAGGAAAACACTATGATGTTTGATGATGAAGCAGATAAAATACTGGTCAGCAACCACTCAGGCTACCTTAAAACCATGAGAGAGTGCCCGACGTGCGAAGGTACGGGTAAGGAAGAGGTAGAGAAAACTAACTACACCCCACAGAACTACGACAGATTTCCTGAACCAGTGTATGTGGTTAAGATGGAAGAGTGTAGTTTATGCAGGGGTACGGGTGAAGTACAGGATGACGAGGAGGACGGCGCATGAAGTTAAGTGATGTAAAAACATTCAGGGATTTATGTGCAAGTTTTTTTATTCTAAGCTTTGAACCAGAAGACAAGCCCAATAAGAGGGCTAGAAAAAAGGACGGACGCTATCAAGCTGACGACCCGAAGACCCTTAATATCAACGAAGCTTACAAGCAAAAGTCTAAGTAGGGTCATCAGGCAGAAGGAACAGTTCTCTTTCTGCCACCCTTCTCCTCACCAAACCGGGCAGTATCACTCCCCCGCCCCGTCTCCATTTAGGAAATTCAAGCGAGGCTTTATAATAATCTTTCCTGTTGAGTCGAGATCGTAGGGTACTCGATCTGAGGCGAGAGCTACCAACATTAAAAGTAAAAGAACAAAGAGAAGAAAACGCGTTAGCAGTTAACGGGACTCCAACCAATCTTGCAACAGCTTTCTCAGCCGTTCGCAATCCGAAAACCAAGAGTTCTTCGGCCTCGTCTTTACTAACTTGTGGGTCATCCATAGCAACCCTAGTGCCATCAGTACGATAGCAAGAACCCCACCCGATGGTAGGTATGCCAGCCGAACAACGATATGGTCTTGAACGAAAACCTTCAAAGTGTTTAACAATTTCAATTCCTTTCTTATTGGTTCTCATTTCCTTGCGAACTGTCGCCCACCAAACCAAAATGCAATTATGGAACTCCATAGCGCCATGACCTCATCATTGAAACTTTCAACGAGAGCTTCACCCGGAGCTAGGCCACCGTCTACTAGAAGATAGTAGGTGGTTACCTCGACCCCAACGAAGAGGGCCATAAAAATATAAGTAATAACAGGGCGTACACTAGCGCGAAGAGCGTTAACAAAACCGCCCCCGTCCAGAGAAGCGTCGTGAACATGAATAGACTCAACCTCTCTAATGTTCGCATCAATAGCTGTTCTATCAAGTTGTATCTCCGCTTGTCGTGTCATGATCTCTAGCTCGTGCTTCTTGTCTGCCTTGTCTTGGAAGAAGTCGAGAAGGCGTGGCAGAAAAGAACTTCCAAATCCGAGAACCGTGCCTAGTAAAGTTAACATATTAATCTCCTATCTAAATACTCCAGTAGCTTCCTGTCTTAGAATAGGTATCTCACTTACTACCGCTAATTCCTCTTGAGAAAGCATATCTATCTCTATCCGCTTATCTTCAGCACTCATGTATGGATCATTCTGAATCTTTCTGCGATCTGTTCTTAACTCGTTGAGTCTCTTCTCTATAAACCCAAGCGATTGCTCAACGTCTAAAAGATACCTTTTCTTCTCAGCCAGATCTTCAGCATCAATGGTTTCTGGTCGCTCTCCCTCCAAAGCCTTAACGGTTTTAGCGACTTGCTTAACCATATTATTCAAGTCATAGAACTGATTGACCATTCCCCGTGCATCAGGACGGGCAAAGAATCTTTTTATAAACGGATACTCTGTGATCTTACGGGCTGGCCTCTCTCCTAAGTCCTCACTTGTTGAGCGCCACACCTCATCAACTGCGGCAAGAGCAAACGATCCCAAGGTTCCACCATATCCTTTAATCATGTGGTCAATCTTAATAGGCGAGTAGTTAAGCTTTTCTCCGAGGTCTTTGGCTAGCTGTGAAGTCATAGAGTTATACTGATACCCCGGCATACGGCTTTGCTCTAGGTTCTTAGACACAACTTCTCGCCCTGTAAAGAAACTATAATTAATAAAGGTTTCAGCCCAAGGCATGAGAGCCTGAGGTGTAGGATTGATGTTAAGTGTAGAACTAATTCCTCTTTTTAGAGTATCGACTATATCTTGCGGCACGTCTTCTCCGTAGAACAGAGCCATGATCCTTTCAGGTATTGTCTTAAACATTAGACCCACCTCGAAAGGGATAGGGAACTTGAGGGGGTCTCCGTCATAACCGGGTATGGCAGACGATGGAAGTATCCAGTAGTTATCTTTAATAACTGCGGGTTGGTTCCTGTATTCATCATCGTCATTAACCATTGCCCAATACAAAGCACTCGAAGCTGTGAGCATTGCGGCCCTTACGAGGAACCGACGCTTGACGATATCCGAATCAGGATTAGCCGCAAACCCCTTGCTTCCCATAGAGGAGCGATACATTACATCAATACCCTGTATCCTTGCATTAAGAAACGGGATAAGGACTGATAGGGCCTGAATTAATCTAGAGTTTCCTCGTGCGGAGAAGTTAATAACCTCTTGCGCCTCGAAGATAGCTTGAGCCTCATCACCTGTTTCTTTTAGCACCTTGTTATAGACAGCTATCCTAGTCGCCGCATCTGAGGAACGAGACACCGAACCCGTAGCATCCCATATATACTTGAAAGGATTTCTTACTAGCTTTTGTAATTGTTTAGGGTATTGATAGTTCTTTATTTCTTTCTCAATGAACTGGGTCATGTCGTTAGGGTCGCCCCCAAAATCAAATCCCGTCATCAACCCCGCCGCCGCTAAAGCATCAGTCGTCTTGCTTCCTGTAACCGCGTCGTACATTCCTTTTGCAGTACCAGCTATGGGGGCTATATTTCTACCACTGGTAACCCATGCAGAAAGAGAATCCCTTAACATGTTTGCCGCCATGAAGTCAGGAGATCTTGTGATCATCTCCCTGAGAAACCGGGCTGGCATACCGAATAGATTAACCACAGGATTTACTTGTTTATTAAGATTTAGAAGAGAGGCGTACAAAGATGTGTCACCAACCAACATTGTGACAGGCTCACCCTTTACCCGGAAGGTTATGTGAGGTTGCTTGGGCTTAGGCCCATCAAACTTAGGCGTTTTTATACGTCTGCTAGTCTCAGGTTCAGATAGTGCTAGGTTACGCATGGTCCTTTGAACACCTACGTTCATAAGCCCTGTCTGAATAGCGGCGTTAGCGTTCTCTACTACAGTATCCAAGAAGCTACCAATAGGCATACCAGTTTGTGTTATGCTAGTATCGAACCCCGGAACATTAGAGTTCTCTTGCTTTAATTTATTAGCATAGGCTTGAGCGTTCTTCTTTCCTGCCGGGTTAGATGGAAAGGTACGAGGCACCCTAGTAGTAACTAACTCTCCGTCAATCATTTGTTTGGTAACAACTGTATATACCTGCCCCTTTCCTCTTAATGGTGGAGGAGGTCTGGTTGAGACACCTGAGAATATATCTGGCGCACCAATCTCTACCTGTGCCCCGTCAAGTTGACGATAGAAAGGAATGTAATCAGCGGTGTTGGTCCATGAGTCTGCCATCTTCTGGTCGATCATTCCTGTGTCTACCAAGAACTTAACGAAACCATTGTTCCACACTTGATAGTTCATAAAGATCTGATCGAAGTCAGAGTTAAGTGTGATGTCCTTGCCTCCTAAGATCTGCCTTATCTGAGCTTCAGTATAAGTCTTTCCTTTCTCTCCCGCCTTGGGGTTCATGATAACAACGATCTCTGCCGCTGTGTGTCCTGTTGCTAGGTTCTGTATGATCTCTTCCTCGGTTAACAAGACCTCACGGTTCTCTCTTAATAGACGTGCGGCCCTACGAGCTATGGCATACTCATGGAAGGCTTCAAACCTGTGGCCTCCCTTGTCTTTTGTTCCTTCCCTCAACCCCTCAATGATAGGGATAAGTCCTACTTCCTGCCCAGCTATAGCACTAGCCTCTACAGTGCCATCAATGTTTGTTTGAGTTGCATCTTGAGGTATGTTCTTAACGCGGGCAAACCCATCTTCATAAACAGGGACACCTTTTGATAGGGAGTACGCCGTGATAGCTGTACCTCTACGTGCTTGTCGGAGAGCGGCCCAAGCAGAACTAGCCGCAGACAAGAAGTTTCTATACTTAGAGTCTTTCTCCACCAACCCTGTTTCAGTTCTTCTAACAGGGTCCCACATATCTACCGTCGTAGTGCGGAACCATTTAAAGAAGTCACCAAAGCTATCTATAGGGTTGTTACCCAAGAAACCTAACCTTCGAAGTACCTTGCCTCCTACTGATTCATCAGCCTCACGTGGGGTGACCATCATCCTCTTGTCAGTTCCCATATCTTCGGATGGGTTAGCAAAGGAGAAGGGCTTGCCTCCTACGACAGGGCGCGACATCTTAGGTAAGTCTGGGTCTTTCTTTGATTCAATACTCTTTCTAAAGCTTTCGATAGCGGCTTGCCGTGCGGCAGGGGATACGGCCTCAAGGTTATAGTCACCTCGCTTCTTCATCTGGATGACGGCACCCTCGCTTGTCCCATCTTTTGCAATTTGTAAATTCTCAGCCTTAGGGTATATAGTAGTTAGAGAATATATGTCGGACATTTTTTGGAGATCTAACACTATGGGGTATTTAAAATCCGGCCTTGTCCATGTAAGGAGAATCCCACCCGGTATATCCGTTACCTTAATCTTATCGTTACGGCTAGGAGCATTGGTCTTTGAGTTCCAATAAGTATCCATCAAGGCTACAAAAGCTTCACGAGAATTAGCGAAAGGAGTAAAGGCTTCAAACTCCGGGTCATGCTCGGCGGCATGTTTCATCCCGAACTTACCCTCATAACCTCTTGCTATCCTTACCTCAAAGTCCTTACCACCTACACGAACCTTGCCGAAAGATGTGGTGGGGTTACCCGCTTCATCTCTGCGGGTCATAAATGCGTAGGCGCTATCAGGTATTCTTGTTTGGGTGCGGGACTCTTTAGCCTTCTTGTTCTCTAAGACACGGAGTTCTCCAGAGTATTCGTCTACTTCAACGGTGTCTAGGAATCCGTCTCTTCCAACTCCCACGGTATCTCTAGGTCCTGTTGCCAGTTCTCCGGTACTCCGTCTGGGTATACGAAATTCAACCAGCTTTCCATCGTAACTGGATACCCCTCTCTCTTGATTGCTTCTATCTCCGGTGTCGGTCCACGCTGGGTTCTCAATGCCATCTCTCATCGCAAGGATTTGATCTTGCGCCTCCTCAATAGTTATCTCACCATTTTCTGCTCGTTCCCACACTTGTTCAACAGCGATAACATTCGCGTTTTGTGATTTAAAGGTGGCAGGAAATAACCCTCTTACAGCTTCCCAAGTTATAGACTGAAGCTCTCTAGGTTCGATACCTAGTTTTCTTGCTAGGCTACGGTACGCATCAGCATATAAGCCATACATTCCATGAGCGCCTGTATCGTTATTGTTCTTAGCCGCCCTCCAGTTCAGGGGTTTCTTATCGGTTTCGGGACTCGTCCCAAAATTGTGTTGAACTTCTCTGCTACCACCAGACAACGGTCTTAAATTAGCCGCCGCGACAGCATGAGTATCTACCGTTACGTCTTTGAACTCAGAGTTTGGAGCCAGTATATTATTATAAAAACTACGTACTTTATTCTTTTTACCTAAGAGAGGGATAAGATCTTTTTCACTGGTAGCTTCTAACGCTTGGACTGCCTTCCTTATCTCAACAAGGCTACCCCATCCAACTTTACCACTAGCCTTTCCCACCCAGTTACCTTCTGGAGTAAGTGTCCTGTATTCTCTAGGATTAAAAGCCTCGTCCCATCCCCGTATCCACATCGCTTTGTGAACAGGATCAGTTAAGTCCAGATAAGGCTTGTTGATCATAGCCTTCAGGTTTTCTTTATGTTTATCAGTTCCAAATTTATCTTTTAAAACCGCTCTCATTTTTCTATCGGGGACAAATCTCTCATTACCACCACGAGTTTGGGTCTCGTGTATATCTATTAAGCGTTCTCCTAGAGATGCGTTTTGGAACCAATCTTTTTGGGGGGATAAGGACGCCATCACTGCGGCAACCGACTCACCTGATAGACCAAACTGTTCAGCAAGTCGTATGCTTAAAGCGTTAGCCCCTTCGTACCATAACTTACTTCTGTCTCTAATGTCTGCTGGGACTTGGTTGTATAAGAACCTTAGGTTCCCCTCCGCAAACTCAATAAAGTCAGCGGCAATATCATCAGGCTCGACAGCCTCTGTATTAAATCCGGGATACTCTTTTACAAGATCCATATTGTAGGCAAAGGCCGTAGGGTTTTGCTTCATTGCCTCAAGGTTAACAGTCAGAGTTTCGGTAAGCGGATCTTCGGTTGCCCTTTGATTGGTAGGATACCGAGAGCTTACGATAGCGGGGTGGCTACCATTAGGAAGAAGTCTGTTAGCCACTCCTGCCTGTAGTCGTGATTCTTTTACTGGGCTGGTGCGTCCTTGACCTGTATCCCTTGTCTCTGCAAAGCGCTCAATAAGGCTTGCACCTTTTCGTCGTGCGACATCGTGGGCTTCAACCGAGTAAGTTCCGGTTTGCTTGAGTCCCTCGATTCCTTCTGTAGTGGTGATTTCATTAAACTCCCCCAAGTCAAATATAGCGATCTGTTCGCCAACCTCAGCAGTGTATAGCGCTTCTGCCCCACTGTCAAATACTTGGGTAGCATCAAGGTAGAACATGCCGTCTTCATTGTTGAGCCAGCCCCCGGCATAGACATCTCCCTCAGTAACAGCTTGAACTTGGCCTATGTTTCTTACCAACTGGTCTATGTGTCTCATGCTAAGGTCTTCAGGACGTACAACTATCTCTATACCTTTGAGAGGAGCAACCGCAAACCCAGATGGTGGGACTGTGACCCCATCAATGGATACAGTAAATCCATCAGGGTTAGCTTTAATAAAATTCATTAACGGCCTGTAGTCTCGTTGGGCACGTGATTCTTTGGGCGCTGTCTCTAGTATGGCAGGGTCAAAGTCCTCAGCCCTTCCAGCCGCCCCTCTAGCAGGAGCAACAGCCGCCGCAACATCAGCTTGAGAAGCACGGTTAAACAACTGAGCCGCATCATATTGTTTCTGTTCAGCGAACACACCCTTGATGTCCTTAAAGAAACCAACGATCTTATTCCACAAGGAGAGAGGACGACCATGTAGCGGTGACATACCAGAGGCATGGCCCCTGAACAGTTCAGCGGCGGCTTCTTCTAGCTGTTCCTCTGGGTTAAGCTCACTGTAGCGATTGGCAATATCCTGAGCTACACTAATAGGGTTACCATCAGTATCTGTCTGACCACTCCAGTGGGGTGTGACTTCTGCGGCGCGTCCAAGAACTGCAAGGTCTGCATCTGTTATTACACCAAGATCAACCAAGGCATGGACGGTCTCATGGTCCATAACACCAGCAAGATAACGAGCCAGTTCTTTTGGTTTCTTGAGAGCATCTACGGGTATGGTATCCAGAGCAAGAATGATAGCCCTTTTTGCTCCGTTATTCTGCTGGACAAACACGCCTTCGACACCCTTCATTGTATCTGATATGATTAACGCCACACTATCTGGTATACCTCTGGCCCTTAGCCTTTTCTCCAAGTTCTCCCTGATCTTCTGCATTATCTTAGGAGAAACTCTAGGATCAGGTACCGATTCTTCTACCTGTTTGGTGATGGACTCAGGAGATCGTACTCGCGCATCAGTCTCAGCAAAGCTTCTGTCCGACATCCTTGCTATGGGGGCAATGTTAGCAGGATCAAGCTCTTGCCACGCCCGCATCTTAACTCTGCGAGGTCTTCTGTATTTCTTGTAAGTCCCTGTCTTATCAGACTTTCCTACACCGACGATCACCCCCTCATCAACAAGGCGATTACGGATAGAGATAACATCCCGCTCTCCCTCAGGGAAAAAGGTGTTAATCTGAGCGGCTTCAGCTATCTCTTTGTCTACCTTGGCACGGGTAGACTCTCGAACACTAACCTCGTCGCCCTTGCGGTTCTTACGTGTTGTAGCAAATATATCTGTCTTGCCATCGTCTGTAATCTTACCCTGCCGTAGCCTGTTCCTTGCCTTAACCAACTGGTCACGACCATAGGCACGCATATTCTCTAGGGGGATACGGGTGACTTGCTCAAAAGGAACGCCGTCATTAACCCTATCTACAGCCTTAACTAGATTGTTCGCTTGTCGGACAGTCAGGACATTCGTTTCCTGAGCAGGATCAAAGGGCAGTCCTGTTATCCGCTCTGCGAAAGCAGAGAATGAGGGGTGTTCTATGTCAATGTTACGCTCTTGTGCTACCTCAATCACACGGTTAACAGTTTCCTGCGGTGCTGGCTCTCCTGCCATCGCCTCTACCTGTTGGGTTTGTTGTAATGTCGGGAGTGTTTCACTTGGAACAATCGGCATTACTTCAGGGGCAACCTCCTCTGCTGTTAGTCCTGCCACTCCTACCTCTATTTCTTCCAACGATGGGGGGCCAACAGGCTCTTGGGCTTTAACTGCCTCACTAACTTTAGCGGACTGCTCCTCAGCAAATAGATCTTCTCTCTTCTCATCTATCCCTTCGATCAGTCTCTGTCTCGCTTCTATAGCTTCACCTAAAGACTTGAAACGTGGGGTGAGAACGTGACCATCCGTGGTCTTAACTTGGAATGTTTCCTGATCCACCACTATCCCCTCAGTTGGAACAGCTACAGGATCAACAAGTACATCTGCTACCACTTCCTCAGGAGAACGTGCTGTTGTCCTGTCGTTCTCATCCCTAGGAGGGGCAAGTCTTAGAGGCTGTTGGTCTGTAGTCGCGGCTTCAGTAACAACTTCCTCAGTAACATCAGGCAATCCCTCACCGGGATCAGCTAGTTCTGGAGCATCTATAGGTGGTTTCTTTGTAGTGAACGGCCCTGTCACTGCACCAATAGGTCCACCAATAGCGGCACCAGCTAGGGTAGCTTCTGTTAATCTGAAATGAGCTTCGGGAGTATTAAGCGAATCAAGATTAAAGTCGTTAGCTTGTAGTATAGCTAAAGTTTCTTGGAACACCTCGGTAGAACCTTCTACCGTAGCTCCCTTTATTCCTTTGTTTAATATGTTCTTCATTACAGTGGCGCTTCCCTTAGCAGGAAGTAACCTACTAATCAAAGCGTCTGCTACCGATTGACCAGCGGCGGCTAACATAGAACCTTCCATCTCACTTTCGGTAAGCTTACGCCCCTTAACTCTTTCGGCTTCTTCAATGTTGTTACCAAGGAATGAGTTATATGTGGCTATACCACCACCTAAAAGACTGCCTAAGAACCCTCCAACAACTCGCGCTCCGGGTAAAGGTATAGCCGCAGTTGCCAGTACCCCTAACTTACCTCCTGCGTATGCCCCACCAAGCATAGCTCCCATGTGAGGTGTAGACTGCGAAAGATATTCCCATGCGGAAGATGCCACATCACCAATACCTTCAGCTTTTTGCAGAGGCTTGATAGGAGCAACAGCATCTGCCTTTGCTTCTTCTTTTACTTCTTCAGCATATCCAGTAAGATCTTTCTGTGTTTCAGGAAGAACATCAAGGTATCCTAGTACACCACTAAGTCCTTCAGCACTGCTCCCCACGAACTGGCCGAACCCTTGTCCGATTAGCTCACCTGTTCTGTCGATGAAGCCGGGTTCTTCAGGAGCGGCAACTGTGCCTACTAAATGGTTGATGATCTCGCCATCACCATAGCCGTCATTACGAGCGCCACCTACATTAAACCCTTTCTGTTGGGCAAGGTAGTCGGCTATCTCTTGATCTGAGTATCCTCCTGCTCTTGCGCCTTGAACATCAAATGCCATGAGAGTTACCTAATCATACGATGTTATAGGTTTTCTGTTGCTTTTAGAAGGGGCTACAGATGAGGGTTTATACAAATCTCCAAATTCTCGGAACATGTGGTTATCTGTCGCTTGTCGTTCGGCTTCGGTTTTCATTCTTCCCTGTTCTCTTTTACTTGCATTTTTGAATTTAGGATTTACCATATATATTTTTCTAGCGTCTGAAGCAATTTCATTGCCTTTTACATATGCAGTGCGGGCATCATTCATTTTCTTTTTAGTGTCCACGGTCCTATCAGTAAGCGGGCGAGGGGGGCGAAGTAAGACAAGAACTTTCTCTAGAGTTTTTCGTTCTGCTGGAGTAGCTTTGCTCATAGCCTCTGCTATTTGAATAGCCGCCGCCTTTGGGTTTCCGTCTTCCGCTCTCAGCCTTGCCGCCTCCGCAGAAGTTTTAGCGGCCCCTGCTTGCATTGCGCTTATCTCCAACTGAGCTTCCTTGAGGCGTGTGCTTTCATCGGATGCTATTCTCTTATCTATCCTCTCATGGAGCGCCTGTATATCCTTACCGTACTGGGCGACACCAGTTTTAGCACCAGCTAAAGAACCAAGAGCGGTAGCTCCGGGTTTACTTGCCTCACCCATGATGCCAAGACCAGCCATGATAAGAGCCATTGCCTGAGCATCTTTCATGCCAGCCTTCCTCATCTTCTCGTAGGCTAGAGCCGGGTCTTTCTTTATTTCTTTCTCAACTTTTACTTCGTCAGCAGTTTGAGCAGGACCTGTAACATTTACTCCTGTATTGGCTAAATTAATATCAGGCACTAAGTTTGTACCTTCCGGGCCTATAGGTCCACGTGCTAGCGTTGCATCAACAGCAGGATTAATTGCAGGTCTAGTGGCCTGAACCGAAGAAGGGGGTGATGGTCTAGCTTCCGTAGGAACCATACCAGCCATGTTATTGGTTGCTGGGCCAAAATTAAAATCTTCCATTGTTTGTACCTGTTCTGTAACAGGTCCCATACCTACATCCATATCAGCCCAAGCTTTACGGATTGCTTCTCCTTCTTGATATTGTTGAAGTAAGTCTTCTGGAGATCCTTCTGCTACTGGAGCATTACGAGATCCAAATTTACCTAAATCAGATAAGTGTCCTTTCAATTTATTAAGATCAAACTTTCCTCCTACACCCGGATAGTAATCCCCCATATTATTACTAAGAACTTGAGGTTCAGGTTTAGGTCTAGAATTTATTTGCTTTTCATAATTTTTATACAACTGTTTTAGAGGAGCATAAACATTACTACGTTCTGTGATCACTTCTGCAACTTCAGGGGGTGGTTGATTCAAATTGGGCGGTAATTTAGGGCTAGTTGGAAGCCCTCCACGTTGTTGCCTCTCCAACAGTCTTTGAATGATTGTATCAGACTGTACAGCCGGGGGGATTTTCTCTTGCTCTACTTCAGTAACAGCCTCTGCTATAGGATCTACTTTATTTAGTTGCTCTCCATAATTTTTATACAACTGTTTTATAGGATCATAAACATTACCGCGCTTCGGTTCTATTTCTGGTAGCCCACCTTGAGAAGGCAAAGGTAATCTCAAAGCCACAGGTCCTCTGCTTGCTTGAGCAGGGGCCATGACACGAGACAGAAAGCTAGGGCCAGTTTCTGAAACTTTCTCTTGCTCTACTTCAGTAACAGCTTCTACCGCTGGGTCTTTAGGTCCCTGTCCCCCTAGTAACCTTTCAACTATTGTGTCAGACTGCACGTTCTGTGGACCCGCTGGGGATGGGGCTTCTCTTTTCACTCCTGCGGCCCGTCTTGACATCATCTCTGCAAGGGGCGTTAAATCACCCGTATAAGGATTTACCCCTTTCATGTCACGGGGGTCTTGGTAACCCACCAGTTCTCTTCGGTTTACTTCTTCTATAACCTCTCCCGCTACAGCAGTAGACCCATCAATCTTTCCGTCTACTATCCGCTGGTACAAATCTATAATCTCTTCATCACTGCGAACACCGAGAGTGCTTGTTCCTCTTTGATACTTAACAACTCCACCGCTTTCCATCATCACGGGCGGAGCAGGTTGTGGTAAACCTCCCGGCATGTTTGCTGGGGACTGCGCCATACCAACTGGTGGAGGCATCATAGCCGCAGGGGGCATTGGTGGTGCGGTCATGTCCTGTACTACTGTAGTGGGTTCGTCCTGCCTAGCAGTGAACTCATCGCGCATTGTCTTGCGCCGTTGTAATTCAGTCATTACCAGAAACTGTGGGACAGATCCTGTAGGGTTTCGCATCTCCTGCATCAACCCATTATCTGGAACACCCTTTAATATATCTTGCTGTCTAAGTATATTCATATTCTTCTGCCTATGATAATAGTTTGTACAGACCAGCCGCACTTATGCCAGCACCTGCCAGTTGACCTCCTAAGGATTCAGGGGCTTTGTATGTCATCACATCCGACACAGCCGTTGATGGAACCCCCCGCAGAATTGCGGCAAGATAGTTAAGGTCCGCTCTTGGCTTGTCTCTTTCACTAATAAAATCCGTGTAAGCAAGATCAGCCGCCGATTGATCTACTACTCTCTTAGCCTCACCAACTCCGCTTAATGCTTGCGCTCTTTCTACAGCACCCTTAAACAAAAGAGGATCAGACGCTATAGCCGCTTGGGCCGCTTTCAAACCATAGGTGCTTTCAAGCTCTCTCTCTTTAGCTCCCGCTTGTGCCGCCGCAATCTTTGCCGCTTGATCTTTATTGAACTGATCTGCTGACATTTTCTGTGCGCTCGTAACGCCAGCCATTCTAAGTGCATTTTCCTGATCAGACATTCTTCTTTCGAACATGTCCCGGTTAACAGCCCTCTCTATTGCCGCTCTACTTCCACCTCTTGTGCCTCGTGTAATACGCCCAGCTTCGTTAGTCTTTTGTTGACCTGTAAACTCACGCTGTCCTGCCCGTCTATTTACATCTATAACACTTTCCAGATACGGGTTCATGTACTCTGAATAACTCGAAGGATCGTATGCCCCGGTATCGTATGCTAATGTATCGGCCCTGAAACCTTGAGGCTGATCGCCTTGAGCACCTAAAATTCCAGCATAATAGTTAGCCGCACTGTCACTAGCCGCAGTGGGGGCGCTAACAGCATCACCGATTATCCCAAAGGATTGTTCTTGCTCTTCTCTAAAGGGGGCAAGACGCGTACCTTCATAGCGTTCATAGCCCGCATCAGGTTCTGTCAATGCCTCCGCACGAGCTATCATCTTCTTCATTGAAGGTTCTAAGTACGCTGGTAAGTTTGTTTGTGTTACCGTTTGCGAAACGGGTTTCGTTGGTGCTGAACTTCCTCCGCCTTTACTCATAATTTTTCTCCGTTACAAAAAACGATTTCTTCCAACCTAGTTTATCCAAAGCTTTTCCCCACCCTTTACGGCCTGTTAACTCTATCCCTTTAGCCCCGTGGTCTCGTGCCCATCTCTCAAAAATAGTATCCATCTCTTCTACCCATTCATCCATCCTTGATCCCCCAAGGAAATGACCTGTTAACATTCTTTTACGGGGGTAATCAGTAAACCCCGTGACCGCCGCCGCTATAATATTTAGTTTATCAGAATCAAATACTATCCAGAGGTGATACTCTCCTTTGTATATACAATGAAAAACATCTTCTAGTGTATACCTTCCTCCAGACTGCTCCACAGGAGACTGGAGATGTAAACTTACTTCTTCCCAGTTCTCATCATGAAACGACTTGAGATCATCGGGAAGAACTAAAGATATTTTCAAGCCGTCATCACCTCTTCAAATACTTCTTCAACTCCTTCTTCACCTACATAGTCAGGACGCTTCTCTGTTCCTGTTGCTTTCTTTCTTAGGTTGCGTCTAATCATATCCAGCCTTCTTGCTCCTGCCTCAGTATTACCATCACCTGCTAGAGCCACATCATCTGCCGAGAATATATACTCACCACTTGCAATGCGTACATCTTGGTCTCCGTCTATGGTGCCACGGCGCAAGTCATCTCTTCCACCATCGGAACCACGTAACAACCCATCATCTGTCTCTGCCATCTGCATCATCTCGTCTTCCTGAATAACCAGACCTCGTAAACCATTAAAAGCTTCTTCACCAAATTCTTCTATATAACGGGACACCGCTATCTTTGGCTCCGGGTGGTCACCCCGGATAGCAGATATAGCTTGCTCCGTCAGTTGTGTAGCCATTGATTCGCCTTGAGCTAACCCACCTTCATTGAGATACTGCCCTGCTCCAAAGAATTGTTGCTGAGGATTAAACCCGTATTCCCTGAAGTCTCCTGTTGGTTGATACCTTGCCGAACGAGAGAACTTTTTCTTCTCAATAGGATCTCCCATAGCAGTGGGCGTAATATCTATACCACCTTTATTTGCGTCAGCCATCGACGACCCTAAAGCTCCTAGGGAGAAGGGTGCTGAGAACGGCATCTCTTTTACATTACTAAAAGCCACGTCACCTAAAGTTGCTGAGTGGTCACCGGGGGACCAAACACCTGCTTGCTTCCCCATGCCAACGCCCTGAGACCTTGCAAATTTATTGCCAATTCCTTCCACGCCTTTAGTAGCAGTGCTACTTGCACCTCCACCAAACGCGCTACCTAATCCACTAAGTGCGTAACTTCCTACGCCAGCGGTAAGGCCAGCCATCATCCCCTGCTTGAGAGGATCTTTAGTGCCTAGGGCCATCGCTTCAATAGTTTGGCCTCCTGCCGCACCAAGTCCTGTAGCAAGTGCGGTGGCAGGAATACTTAACGGTCCGAACATTGCCGCGCCAATCGCAGGGCCAAGCCACGCACCAATTCCACCGCCTAAGAAGTTCTCAGGCAGTCCAGTGGTAGGGTTCTGTGTCACTGTCCCGGTAGCCGCCATACCCGCAACCTCATCAGGACGCATGTGCATGAGCATGGTGTCACCACCTCGTCCTTGAGAAGCTAAATTTTGTGCGGCATCTACATAACCGCCTGAAGAAAATTCTTCGTCACCAGCATCGCCTGTTCCCCACTCTCCAGCTATACCAAAATTACCTGCGGCGTTTTCATCCATAACCTCAGCAGTCGTTAGGTTACTAAAACGTGCTTGTTCATTAATTGCGTCTTGTGCGGCTTGTCGTGCGGCGTCGATTGCTGGAGCTATATCGTTATAGCCTCCCCCAGCATCGTAGACAGCGCCAGCTATAGCATTGTACGATGGCCCCATATTAAATGTATTCATACTCTGATTGGTAGCGTCAAAATCTCCCACACTTGACTTAAATTGATCTAAATCAAATCTATCGCTAAGACCTGCCATTGCGCTACCAATATCTACAGAGGGAGCCAAAGCATCCGCACTGTAGGGATTGCTTTCTCCACCCGCCGCCATGAAGTCTTCCTCAGAAGCAAACGGGTTGGCCCCTTCGTTTTCCGCATACATCTCTGCAACCTCATTAGCTCTTTGTGCGCCGAATGGTGTGTCTATAAGTTGATTAGATTGCATATCACGTAGGGCATTGCTGACATTAAGATCACCTGTCTGCACAAAGCCCCCACCAGCATCTTGGGTATCCCCTGTTAAATTACCCGCAGAGGTAATACCTAAACCATATGTTCCCGGTGCGTTAAGGTCCTGATGATAGCCCATTGCATTAGCGATAGACCCTATACCACCAACTAAAGTCCCTCCGATACCCGGAGCAAAAGCCGCCCCTAAAGCAGGAAGGAACGATGTGGCTCTAGTAGAAGCATCTAAGTCAGGGTCCATAGCTACAGTAGCCCCAACTCCCCACGGAGATCCTCCCGCCACGTCCTTTACAAAACCTAAACCTCTATCTAAAAGAGATGGCCCTTCATCCCCACCATCAGGTTTGGCGAGACCCATATACATAGTGTCCAGCCTTTCATACTCGTCATTAGTAAGATTTTCTGTCATCAGTGCACGAACATCATCTTCGCCCATCGCCGCTTGATCTATCGCGTTGCTTCTTGCTACCGCCTCATCTAATACACTCCAGTCCACATCAACTCGACCACCCGGAACATTCTGTGAGGGAGGTGACGCTACAGCATCTCCATAGTTTACAGGCAACCCAACAGCACCCCTCCATGAGTTTAAATCATACGGCCAAAAGTTGGCATCAAAGCCAGATACAGCATCACGAGCTTCATCCATTAAACCTCTAGACCAACTAGGATCGTCGCCCTGAAGCATAGACATTTGTTGGTCATAAATAGCTTGAGCGTGTGCTCGATCTCTAAAATCCATATCGCTACCTAACTTGTTGTAACCGTGATGGTTCCTATATTAAAGGAACCTGAAACAGCACCAGCATATCCTACATTATTTAGAACTATTTTCAAAGTACCATCATCATTATAAACCGAACCCGTTTCTAATAGATACCCACTGGTAGGAAGGTTAGTAAGTACCATGTCTGTTCCACGAACATTACCGGGGTTGTTAACTTGTGAAACAAAAAAACTCAGCATCCTTATTATGTCATCCATATACTCCCGGCTATACTCTTCAGGAGCGGATGAGAAGACTGGTAAGCCTCCCGTGAGTGCCATTATCTTCTACCGTCTTGTTTCAGATTAACGCGCGGAGTTCCTAATCTCCATTGTACTCCTGCTGTATCACTTGAAACTTTTAGAGCTATACTACGCCCCCTAACTCTAACAAATATTTGATTAGTAAACTGCTCTACGGGTGTCGTAGATGTCCGTGTTGCGCTTCCTTCTTGGGATACATCGTAATTAGCACCGGGGAAGTTACGCGCTTTCATGGTAAAATCAACAACAGGGGAATCAACTGTAGACCCTTCGAAGGTAAGATCTGGTATTACTTTATCTATAAAACTAAAGTGCTCGCCTTCCCCAATATCAAACTGAGAACTTTCCACATAAGATGAGATTGCGGCTCCATCTGCATCCGTGCCTAACTCATGGTTGTAAAGGTAGGGAGAACTTATTGTGCCAGTAGATTGAGGATATGTCCGAATCCCTCTGTCAATCCATGCTGTACGTGCCATAGTTCCGTAATACCACACATTTTCTCCGTAATTGTACATCACATACGAATCATTTTCAGTAGCATTAGAGGATGGATAGAACCATACTATTTCAGTAAACTCTGAATTAACACCAGCGTATACAGTTCTCAATCTATCGCTGTTAATATTGCCAAATACTTTTTCTCTTACAGCGCAAGTTAGGGTTTGAACTCTACCGTCATATTTATAAAACGTGTCACGTCCCATCCAGAACATAACATCATCGACAGCCGCTACAGCGTTGGGTGCAATAATAGTAATATTGTTTGAGATCTGAGCTAAACCAAATGTATCAGGAGGGCCTAGAAACGTAAGAGAATGTAGCGAAGTATCTGTCCAGATAATAACTTCTCTCTTTGTCTCAGCCGCTCTAACGAACTCTGATCCTGACCCAAGACTAAGATCACCAGCGGTGCCGCTCTCCGTTATTTCCCAATCTAAATCAGTTTCATAGTTAGACCATCTTATAAGCAACGGGTCTTGAGTGGTGGAACCGACAGGGTTGCAACCAAAAGCTATCACATGACCGTCTCTGTCTGAAGAAAGAATCTGACGGCATACTGTAGGTACATCTATTGCCCCAGTCTGAGAAGATAAAAGAACACCTCTAGTTGTAAGGCCGTTAATTTTTTGCCACAAATATATAGAACCATCTCTCACGTTAAACAACAGGTCTTCACCATAATTGTCTTGGGACCACAGCCTAAGTTCAGTTGTTACAGACGTAGCAGAAGCATCCCCCCATCCAATAAATGCACGAGCATCTTGCACAGGAGAATTGTCTGCGTGAGTAGCCCCACTAGTCCCTCTCGTCCCACGCGTAATGCCAGTCAGGTCATTAGTGGAAACTCCTGTGTAGGTAATAAGTTCGCTATCTATAAGAACAACACCTAGATAAGTAACAGCATCAGAAGACGCATGACCTGCTGGCGAAGTACCAAATGCTCCGCGAGTAAGATCTGTCAGAGTTGTTCCTGTAATATTTCCGTATCTTATAACTTCACTGTTTATTTTAACTGTGCCTATAGCGGGTAAACTTGAAACACTGGCAACATTAATAGCAGAATCACTTGATAAAAGTTCTGAACTTAATGTCGTGCTTCCTGAGGAGAACGACGTAGCAGATGTCAGGGCTATGTTTGCAGTAGAGGTCGGGCTACTTATAGCCCCATTTAATGTAGTAGCTGTTGCCCCATCTACAATACCACCCCAGATTCCAGCACCCCATCCAGTGCCACCAGCAGTAGAGTTGGGACCTGTATTTATTTGGTAGATGGCACTAAACGCATCACCCCCAGAACCAGAAGCTGTCGATGTCGCCGCCACTGAAAGCGTAATGACGTAAGTATTCGAATCGACTAGTGAGGTTATCTGATGCTCTATATTTAGGTTACCAATAGGTATCCCGTTAACAGCACTACTTAATCCACTGAACGTGACAAAGTCATTTAAAAATGCCCCATGAGAAGGGTCGGTCACAGTAACAGTAAACTCGGTATTTACTGTAGCCAGTGCCGCCGCTGTAAGCGAAGATGTTTTTCTTTCTGGAGTTATATCACTAAACTGTAAGCCGCTTTCAATATAGAATTTAAGATTAGTCCCCACCCCAAGATAGTCAGACCCATCAAATGCTATCCAGTTATGCAAAGACCGACACGATCCTTGAAAGGTATTAGAAGATACTCTTTGCCACCCCCCTATTTTTTGCGGCAACCCGAACCTAAATCTTACAAGATCTCCATCATACCAGCCACCTTGGTTAGTATAAGAGGTAGTCTCTCTTACAATGCCGGGACGAAATTTTAAGTTCTGTAAGCTCATTATTAATCCAACTTAGTCGCTACGGGCTGGTGGCTTCCATTATGAATACTTAGTAAATTATCTGCATCTCTACGCAAGGCGTTAACCCGGTGCTGTAACCCCTCAAGTTCTCTTGATCTTGACGCCATCTCAGATGGGCTTAACATCGACCCTAGCACATTAACCTGATGCTTCATAACAGCATCTCCTGATTCAGTGGCATCTAACCTTGTATTTAAACTAGCAATTTCTTGAACCACAACCTTTAAATCCTCTTGGATACGAGCTACTGTACTTTTTATAACGGCCCATGTCCCAGCTAATCCTGCTAAAACAGTGGCAAAGGTTAGGATTTCTCTAGCTCCTAACTCCATTACTTTCTAGCCCACCAAATATAAGCACCGACCCCACCTATAACAGCTATTAAAAATATATATCCAGCAACAGTTTCCAGTGTCTTATATAATTTTTCGCTGGCTTCTTCTTTCTTCTGGTTCTCCTTTAACATTAGTTTCTTGTGCTTTTCAATTCTAATTTTACGTTCTTCCAAGATATTGTTCCACGTATCTGGGCCAAATCTTTTATTGATCATCCGCTTAACTTTGAGCATCTGCTCTTCAGCCAGTTTCTCTTCAATGGTATCTTTTGCTATCGCGCCTAAAGAAAACTTATCCCCCGTTGACCCTAAAGTCTTACCTAATAAACTATCCCATCTACTGGCAATAGGATGGGAGGTTTGTTTAATTTCTTTACGGCCTTGGAAAACAGAGTCTATCTGATCCGCTATCTCAGAAACGTCTTTTGCGGTTCCGATTACGCTCCTGATTCCTTTTACTGCACTATTAACAAGGGCAATTCCTGCGAGGGTTTCTGCAACGACCATAGCATTTCTCTATTACTCTAATTCATTCCATCAAGTAGGGGTTCACGAACCCAGCCAGCAGAATTGTCGGCTTGGTATGCGTCCTCGTCCCAACGATACTGCTTATCTTCACTGGCATCGCTGGGCATCGCTATTGGTGCTTGCCAATCATCATCACTGTCCAACGCCCAAGAAGCGTAAGGCTGTGGAGAAATAAACTTGTCTTTGGTAGAGTCGTAGGTATACCCTGCTCCAGCGTACTGCTTTCGAATGTTGTTATTGTAGCTAGTCTTCACCCACTTATCCCCGTGGACATAGGTTTGAAGCCAAGAGATGCAAGCCGCTTCTCCTTCATTGGTTTCCTTATCATTGTCCATCACTAAGACTTGAACAACAACGTCGCTTGAATCTACTTGTGCATAGTGTGCCATTACTTTATCACCTTTAAGTCTGGCTCCAGAATCTCTGGAGGCTGGGGGTTTTGCTTCTGGGTCTTACCTTTAACAAAAGCACTGCATTGCCCCCACACCTTCATGGAGGGGAAAACACTGATTATCTGACCTTGTATAGTCACAATGGGTACGGGTGGATTTGCTACGCATAGCACTTCTCCTTC